GCGGTTCTTTAGGTGCTAAAACTACCCGTACTGGTTATTTAATTGGAGCCGGTGCGTTAGGTGTTGGTGTAGGGATGCCGTTTCAAATCACTTTTGATAATGTCACTCAATTTGATCGTCGGATTCGTGCAACTTGGTTAGCGTGGCTCGGCTACAAAACCTTAGATGTCGATCCCGTAGGTACTGGGGAAGCCTCTCAGCAGTTACGAGTAGCTGAATTACGCACCCTAGATGTAGCTGTATAAACCCTATCTTTCTAACAATTATGGCAAGCAAAGAAACCCTCGAAGAAACTCCATCTATCGCAACAAGTGGAACTAAAAATCTTCCCCCGACAAATGGAACCAATGAGGTCACTTATAACAATCTGAAAGCATTGGGTTATCCAGTCTGCAACCGGTGTAAGGGTCAACTTAGAACCGACCTCGAACATCGTCCATTTTGTCCAGTTAAAGACGCCAGTTGTCCTCTATTGAGCAAAATTTCCTAATGATTTTTACCATTGATGACCTCTCTATTTTCGCACCATCGGTATCTTTATCAGAAGATGCCGTCACTGGTGCGATTTACTTTGTTCAATCAATTGTAGAGGGGGATAGAGGAGCGGATCGACCCCTAGAGATTACCCGTCACCGGGAAAGACTAAGAGTTAATCTAAAATTCCAAAATTTTAGATTAACTTATGTCAGCATAAATACTCCACTTATCAGCAATCCTGCTCCGATAATTAAAGCTAGACTAGGCAATATTACCGATGGATTTAATCGGGCTATCGCTCCTGATAGTTGGCAAGTTTTAGGTTCTAACGACTACATAATCGATATAGACGGGCAAATTCACTTATCTACAGCAATTAGTAGATCGTGGGGATATGGCGGCTATCATGGCTACAGTCGGGAACCATATCCTGAGTTTTCTGAGGCTGATGTAGAGTATTCCAGTGGCATTGATTTCTCTCAAGATACCCGACAAACAAGAGAGATAAAAGCGGCTTTTGGTCGTGTTTTAGATTGGGTATGCAATACGGGTTCTTTTAAGGGTGTTTCGTCAGTTGAATTACCTTTTGAAGAGGCAAAAATCAATTATGGGACTGGTCAACTTGGTACAATTCCTGATGATTTGTTAATGATATTTAAAAAGTATCGCCCAATAAGATTATGAAAGCGATTTTTATCTGTCCACTTCCGCCGACTCTTAATGATCAAATAAGATTAGCTCGTGCAAATAAATTTAAAAGCGCAACTACTAAAAAAGAATGGGATTTTAATATACAAAAACTTATTATAGAACAAAAAATTCCATGTTTTCCTGACAAAGTATGGATGCTTTACGAATGGCGAATTAAAAACCTTGGGCGTGACCCTGATAATGTTTGTGGTAGCGCAAAATACGTTAATGACGGACTGAAAAAGGCAGGAGTTATTGTCGACGACAGTTTAAAATATATTTATGGATACGATTCAATATTCACGAAATGGAACCAAGACGAATTAAAGTTAACAATTAGTGATAAACCAATTCTAAGGAAAATTTTTATAAAAGATGATAATAGCAATGTCATATCTTAAATTAGACCCGTCTATTGTCTGTGTTTTAATTGTTTTCGCCTGCTTGATTCATTCTTTCTTTACTCTTGAAACTACTGACACCTACGGCAATGTTATCGTAGCAATTGTTTCAGGATACCTCGGCCACTTAAAAGGTTCTGGTACTTAACTACCCTGATCAAATCTTGCATAAAGTTTAATTCTCCGTCCTAGTTTTGCGGCAATTCCTAACTGTTGACTTGTTGGAGACTCAAACACATTTAACTGCCTGACAAGACCGATTCTGCCATTAATTGTTACTTGCAGTTCCCCTGTAGTCCTGATTGGGAACGGGTAGTCTTTAGGCTTTACCAATCTTCCTTCAAAATATTCACAATCGAGATAACTACCTTCTTGTACTTCTGCCACAGGCGGTTTTGACTGTTGCAACCAACAAGCAATTACTACAGACTCTATAGAAGATGCTCGCATAACTGGATTACCAACGGCATCGGTAATCATGGTAGAGCCTGTAGCCACGGAAAAGGATAGAGAAGCATTAGCCTTAATTGTGGGATTTTCTAGAAACTTTCCTGCAACTTCAATAGCACTGTCGAACATTTGTATTAATATAAATTTTTCTAATCTTAGTGTATCAAAATTATCTTGACAATTCAAGCAAGAAGGCGTATAGTTTAATTATGGTAAATTTGTAGAAACAAAATAAAATTATGTCAAAACAATTACTGATAGATTTAACATTGCTTCATAAAACCCCGTTATCTCTTGGAGTAAAAATGGGAACCACATTAAGTTATGTAGTTTTTTGTAACTACTGTGGTTTTGAAATTCAAGAATGTCCAGACATTAAAAGCATTGAACTGCTAAAAAATGTTATACAGGAAATTGTCGAGGTTAATCCGATAAGAAAGTACACGCAAGCAAACTGGAAAAATTGGATAAAAACCAGTCAATTAATTATTCCAAATTTTAATGACGTATGGGAGGAATTAAAGAAAATTAGGCAAAACTATTTCAGAAAAACAATACAAGAAATGTGGCAAAAAATGAACGACTTTGACTACAGTCAATACGAATATGATATATACGAAAAACGATGGGACGAGAAAGCGTGGGATGAATTTCAGAAATCATGGGAAGAAGATTACAGAGAAAGACAAAGAAACCTGGCTAGAGAACTAGCCTACACTAACAATCTGTGGGAAGTTTTAGTAAAGACAAAGCAAAAAACCACCTACCCTCATTCCCTAACAGATGATTTAAGCGATCTTGATTCTTGGACAAGAAACTTAGTGGGGGTTGTTGATTTAGGCTCAGAAGACCCCAAAGAATCGTATATTGATTATTTAGTGGAGAAGTATCGGTAAGAGCTAAAACATGATTATCAAAATTTCAATTAGTGGGAAAAGCTCAGAACATCTCGAAGAAATATCTCAGCAGTTGAATTTATCGAAGACTGAAATTATTCGCAAAGGATTAAAGTTTATGGCTTTATATGCTAAATCTCAGGCAGAAAAAGATACTCGGTTAATACTCGAAAAAAATGGCGATCAAAAAGAGATAATTATCTAAAAGAGGTGTTATGGTATGGATGCGAATCTAATAAAAAACCTTAAAAAAGACTTAATAGAATTAAGAAGTCAAATTTGGGATAAAATGTCGGATGCTCAAAAAGAACAATATTATCAAGATGAAGCTAACAATGCTATCAGCGTTGAAAACATTATTTCTTTTTTACATGAATACTCTGATAGAATAAAAAAAGAAATTGATAATCCTAATTTTCAAGATTTATTCGATAAAAGATTAGACATGAAAATCATTTGTTTTGACAATTTTTGGGAGGAATTAGACAATGGAAGATAAATCACTAGAAGACTACATTTACGTTCCCATCGAACCAGAGTTAGCAAGAAAGCTTCTGGAAAAACATGAAAAAGACTGGGAACCCTTTGACGAATTTAACGGCTTTTATCACTGCTTAAAACAAACGTTGGAAGACTTTGATAATAGATTTGAACCTCAAAAAGAAGAGTCTGAATTTTAACTTAGGAGTAATCATGTCTCAACCTATCGAACTTTCTTTAGAACAGCAGTTCAATATTCGTTCTTTTCAGGCTCAGGTAGAAAAAATGAGTCAGGAGCAAGCGCAGGATTTCCTGATCAAGCTTTACGAACAAATGATGGTCAGAGAAAATATGTACAAAGCTTTTCTTAAACATCAATGGGGATTAGGTGATAGTCTGTGGCAAAAACCAGAGTAATACTACAATTTCAGTTATTAGTTATTAGTTATTGGTTATTGGTTTCTATATCTCTCAATAAAATAAGGGCAAAACTAATTATGATCATGACTCTTGAAGAAATCAACGCAAAACTGGACTTGCTTCTAGAAGAAATAGAAAATTGGAAACCTAAATCTGATTTATTTCTGAAAGAAATAGAAACTCGGAAGCAACCCAATATTAAAGAAAAAGGAAAAGCCAATGTTTAATGCGATCTACAAGCCCAATCAGTTGATTTTAGGCAGTGGTTATATTGCTATCTGTACAGGATGGACTCCTGCTAAGTCAGTAGCCGCAAAACTCGATCCTTCCGATTATGCTGTGATTGGCAATCTTTATAGTGCATCAAGGGGAATTAACTTTTTGGTTCGCAATTTGTTGGCTAATCCCCACGTTTGCGATCTTGTTGTAATGGATTCAACTCGTGAAGACAAAAATTCTGGTAGTGTTCAATGCTTGAAAGATTTCTTCGAGAATGGAGTTTATAAAGGAAAAAATGATGTAGGGAAAGAGTGTTGGGTAATTGATTCTTTAGTGAAAGGATATATTGATATAGATATTCCTTTAGAAGTTTTAAATCAATTACGGTCTTCTGTTACTTTAAGAGATAATCTCACAACTTACGCAATTCTGATGTTAAGGCTATCAGTTTATGGTGCTAATAAACCGTGGGCAGAACCGATGGTTTTTCCCTACAATGAACCTACATCAGAAGTAAAACCTGGCCCGCTCTATGGTCATCGGATCGAAGGTAAAACCATTGCTGAAACTTGGATAAAAATACTGCAAAGAATCAAAACTACTGGCACTATCAGACCTACTGGCTATGACGGTAAATGGCAAGAATTAATCGACCTAATGGCGATAGTTACCGATGAACCAGAAGATTTTTATTTTCCAGAACCTAATTACTTACCTTTAGATAGAGAATATCTAAAGAACTATATCCCACAAATACTTAGTGATGCTGATTATAGGGAGGGGGTTAAATACACCTATGGTCAAAGATTACGCTCTTGGTTTGGTCAAGACCAGATTAAAGCAGTTATCAACAAATTAATTGAAGAAAATGACTCAGCTAGTGCCGTTATGTCTTTGTGGGATAGCGGAAGTGGAAACCCCCAAAGTCTTACCAGTGGATGTTACAGCTTGGCTTTAAAAAGTCAGCTTTCCCGATCAAACGAGCTTTTTTTCGATTCTGACGGGTGGGAAATAGTACCAAATTCTATTGACCGAGGAGGCCGCTCGGTAGGCGATTCAGATCATAATCACAGCGGATCTCCCTGTCTCAATCATATCTGGGTAAGAGTAGTAGATAATGAACTATCCCTGACAGCTACCTTTAGAAGTAATGATATGTTTTCCGCTTGGCCAGCTAATGCAATGGGATTACGGGCTTTACAGCGTCATATCAGAGATGAAATTGCTAGTGAATCTGAGTACGATTTAACAATGGGTCCACTGATTACTATTAGTCAATCAGCCCATATTTACGATGACTGTTGGGAAACCGTAGAACAGTTAATTAACAATCAATACCAATCAATTATTAGTCAAGAGTTTCGAGGCTACAGTGACCCTGCTGGTAACTTCTTAGTAGAAACAGATGGCAATAATATCACAGTCAGTCAGCTAACCCCTAACGGTGAATTTGTGGGAAAATGGGAAGGTAAGAATCCTTTGAAGCTAATCCGTCAAATAATTGCCGATTGTCCCAGTATTCAATCTTTTCATATCGGCTACCTAGCTAGAGAAATTGAACGGGCATCTCAACAAAAAACAAATTACACTCAAGATAAATAACAATGGACGCTAAACAAGCTCTTACAGAGTTAATACAATCGGTCAACGAAATTGATTTATACAATTTCTTATTACTTTATTCAAATATAGGAATTAAGAGTGAAAATGAAGTTTACGATGAAACCGATTATGGAGAAATTAGGCATGATCAAATCAATGCCTGGATTGATAAAGCTATAGAAGCGACTTACGAAAAGCCAGAAGAAAATGACCGCCCTAATATCGAATGAACGCTAGGATTATTAAAGTAAAATTAAAAATTAGGAGTAACCAAATGATTAACGTAATTCAAAGAAGTGGAGAAACTCGACCCTTAGACATCACCAAAATTCGACGAGTAGTTGAATGGGCGTGTGAAGGGTTAGAAGTCAATCCCCTCGCTTTAGAATCAGGATTAACTTCTCGATTACGAGATGGGATTACCACTAGGGAAATTCAAGAAAATTTAATCAATGTTGCTACACAATTGTTTTGTGTAGAAGAAACCGATTGGAAGTATGTAGCTGGAAGACTTCACATCTGGGGATTATGGAAAGATACAAGGATTAAAAGAAAATTTGGTGGGTATTTATCTCGTACGGTTTTTAGAAGACTTGAGGGGACTGACTACGCCAAATACATCCAGTGGCAAGTGGATAGGGGTGTTTACGATCCAAAAATCACAGAAATCTATGATGAAAAAGATTTAGAGATTGCGGGAGAGTGGATATACCCAGAATACGATAAAGATTTTGACTACGCTGGTGCAATCATGTTATCAAAAAGGTATTTACTTGATTGTGAATTACCTCAAGAGGCTTTCCTGACTTGCGCTTTATTGCTTGCGAGTGTAGAAGAGAAACCAGAAGATAGATTAAGTTTTGCTCATCAAATCTACCTAGCCATAGCCCAAAGAAAAATCTCTCTAGCTACCCCAATTTTAGGCAATTTAAGAACCCCTAATGGTTCTTTAAGTAGTTGCTTCATCGTAGCAATGGAAGACAATCTAGAGAGTATTTTTAGCGAGATTACTAATACTGCTCGCATCTCTAAGAATGGCGGCGGTGTTGGGGTAAATGTAAGTAGAATTCGTGCCACTGGTAGCTCGGTTATGAGGAAAGCTAACGCTTCTGGGGGGATTATTCCTTGGATTAAATTACTCAACGATACAGCTATTGCAGTAAATCAGGGGGGAAGACGCGCTGGGGCAGTAACTATCGGTGTTGATATTTGGCATTTAGATGTGCCAGAATTTCTGGAAATGCAGACAGAAAACGGTGATCAAAGACGCAAAGCTTATGATATTTTTCCCCAATTAGTTATCACCGATGAATTTATGCGTCGGGTAATAACTAAAGCCGAGTGGACATTAGTTGATCCTTATGAAGTTCGGATAAAACTAGGGATAGAATTAGCAGAACTATGGGGGGACAAATTTGAAGAGGCTTATGAATTAATTGAAGATAGTCTAGGAACAAAAATTACTCTCTACAAAAAGGTTAATGCTAGGGAGTTATTTAAAGATGTTATGCGCCCTCAAATTGAGACAGGTATGCCCTATCTTGCCTTCAAAGATACTATCAATCGCGCTAATCCTAATAAACATGATGGGTACATCCCTCAAGTTAATTTGTGCTGTGAGAGCTTCTCTAATGTCACACCGGGTAAAACAGCCCATTGCTGTAATTTAGTTAGTCTTAATCTTGCTAACATTGACACTCTTACTAATTTAGCGGAAATGTGTCAACTCGCTGTTAGAGTGCTTGACAATACAATCGACTTGACTTGTCCCCCGATTGGTGAAGCCAAAAAACATAATGACCGTTATCGCACTATTGGAGTTGGGGTTATGGGATTAGCTGACTGGTTAGCTAAACAAAAATTATTTTATAAAGACTTTAAATCTATCAATGATTTATTTGAAAGAATTAGCTATTATTGTACTCACGCTTCGATGAGATTGGCTAAAGAACGCGGTGCTTATCAAGCTTTTTCCAGCAGTGAATGGAGTCAGGGTAAATTACTAGGGGCTAAACCATTAGAATGGTTCAAAGTAAATTCTGATAATACCTATAATTGGCATCAATTAGCCAAAAGTATTCAACAATTTGGCATTAGAAATTCCCATATTACTGCTGTAGCTCCCAACACTACTTCTTCCTTAATTCAAGGTTGCACTGCCAGTGTTTTGCCCGTTTTTAAGCGGGTATTTACAGAAAAGAACTCAAAGGGTGCTATCCCTAATTGCCCTCCTTTTATTAAGGATTTCTTTTGGTATTACCAAGAGAATCAAAATCTTGATCAAAAGATTGTCGTTCAAGCGATTGCTGAAATGCAAAAATGGATTGATACAGGGATTTCTATGGAATTGCTGTTCAACCTTAATCAAGGGGTTTATTTTCCTGATGAACCTAACCGCGCATTAACAGCTAAAGACATTTATGAAACCCTGGTGTTAGCGTGGGAATCAGGATGTAAAGCAGTCTATTATGTACGAACTGTTCAAAAAGATAATTTTCAAGAGTCTGACAATAGTTGTTCTAGTTGCGCCAATTAATCATGAATATTATCTCTAATGTAATTTTATGTACTGTAGGTCTTGTAGTTAGCACAATATTTGCCCTAACCGTTTTTTCAATTTCGTTTTATACAATTGGTTGGCTTGAAGGTTTTGTTGAATGTTTTATTGAAATTCTTGAAGATTTTATCAATACTCGAAAAAATAAATAATCATCATGGCAATACTAATTATTAACTTTCTAGCAACTATTGTATTAAGTATATTTTTACTTTATACTGCTTTAATTTTTGCTGTTGTCTTGTATAGAGTGTTTTTTGGATTTAAGACCAATTTAATCTACACAGTTAAACAATTTAAATGCTATTCAATAGCTGAATATAATCGGATTAGTTCTTGTAAATATTATAATCCTGAAACCCATAAAGATTTT